GCAGTCTTTTAGGCTAAAGCCTTAATTATATGTTAGTTCCGGGCATTGTTTTAGCTTTCATTTTTAAGTCAAAGCAAGCTGCTGGCCCTGCGTTTGCGCCTGGAAATTCCCAGCTGGTGCGCCTTGTCTGCCAGTAACTGCATTTTGCTGTTGCACAATAATAAATTCTAATTTCTGCCTATGCTTCTGCACCCTGGCCTGAAATGCCTGATCATCCCGCAAGCGGTTTTGCACATCAATTGCAGGAATATCTGGTGAACCTTGCATCCATGCATCCATAAGTTGCAAGCGCAACTGAGCATTAATGTTGGTTTCGGGCAGGTCCACATCCATACCGCTCCAAATTTGTGTGAGCATTTTCATTTCATCAGCGATTTCATTCTGTTGAGCTTGTTCTGGAGGCTGTAGCACGCGCTCACCAATTTGTGGATCAATCGCACTAAATACATCACGCAGAAACTGGCTTGTATTCACTTCGCCATTTCTATCAAATTGCCCCGCTATTTCACCCAGAAGCTTATATTTTGCAAGCAACGCATCATTATCCAGTTTACGCTCATCAAATCTCAGTGCGAAATCAAAGATTTCACCTTTGTTTTTAAAGCTTTGCATGCCTTTTTGCGCTGTTGGCCCAAGTACTTGAAAGTAGGTAGTTTCACTACCAAACTGCGCAAATAGTTGCCACACATGATTGAAAATAAGCTGCCAATTATTCAGCCACCTGCGGACAAGTCTCCTATTCATAGCGTTTATCCTAGTTGGATCGCCATCATTAGTGGGCCTGCCATACCTACGCCTGAAATCTTCCCTAATTGAATTTTCAACTTCCACAGATTTGGCAGTTGTAGGTGGCGTTTCCACAAAACCAATTTCACCACGCCTGCGCACGGGCACCTTGCGACCAGGCCCATAATCAGGTGGTTTGCGCCCGGCCAGGTATTCCATCGCAGGCAATGTGCTAATGCTCGAATTATCAATGCGTGCGTCTTTCTCCAGCTTAAGCTGGTTTTGCATGCTTTTACCCGTTTCACCATAACCACGTGAATCAAGCACTCGCCTGCCAACGCGTTCAAGCGGTCTGATAATTAAAGGATGCCTGCTTGGCTTGTAATTAAGCAGCTCGTTTTTGGCCACCATTTCCTTGCCGTTTTTATCATTCGTTATTGTTGGACTGAAAATTGTAAAATACCAGCCAGGTATGCCTTTATCATTACTCAGGCGCTGATATGCTGTAACTACTTTTATTTTCTGATCCAGCGTACCAAAACCAAAACGCCTTTCTAATCGATGTGCTCTATGATCATTGACGAAGCGATCAGTATTTATCCCGCGCCCTAGCTCAATCACGCGATCAGCCCATTTTTTATCCCAATCATCATCAATTACCCGTTGCCTGATTTCAGCAGGCTCCAGCCAGTCTATCGTGTAAAAACGGGCAAGCTTATCAGTGTCCATTGTCTCACTTGGCATCAACAAATCATCACCCATTATATAGGTGCGTATTTCAGCTCTTGATTTTACAACCACTGGAATGCGTAAAGTCGTTTCATTCTCTTCACGTAATTCACGTACTGCACGATTTAATTCTGCCTTACTTACCCTTGGAAACATCAACTGAAATTTATCTACAGCCCGATCATCGGTATTAATATCCGTTACTAATATAAAAAGTTCATTATCGAATTGAGCCAATTGCTCCAGTGTAATGTCGCGCTCTTCAAGCTCAGTTTCCTCACGCCAAAATACACCAACGGCAAACATACCACCTTGCAGCATAGTATTTGCGGCTAGTTCCGCTTCATCGTCAAGCTCAGTCATTTGAGTCATTTGCCAACGCATAAATTGTGCTGCCAGGTAAGCATCTTCTGCGCTTTCAGGTTTGTGCGCCAGTGCGCTAATATCAGATTCCCATAACGCAGTCATTAGCAGCGCTGTATCTTCATTGCATAGTTCATCAACTGCAAATTCCTGAATATCACTCGCGCCTTTCCAGGGGAATGCGTCTGCCTGGCGCTTGCGGAAATCTCGACTTTGGCCGCGCCATCTGGCAAAACGCACATCAGCATTGCGATCACTTTGATCAGTCCATCCATCCATGCCCATCTCTAAGCTCTGGAAATCTTTAACAAGATCATTGACAGCGGGTTTAGTATCACCCTGCCAAATCTGTTTTCTGATTACGCTTTCTTGTCTGCCCATAAAACGTGCAATTATACCATATACCCCCCCGAATTTTCGGGTAAATCTAAGGATTTGTTTATTTAATTAATTTTTTCATAGCGTCTTGCTCATGGGCATATAAAACGTCTGGATGTACGCCGCAATAATCGGCTATTTCACCAATCGACAAACACTCACCCCACCGTAAGCGCTTGATTCTCAACTCCAAGAGTATATCGATACGCTCAGTACGCTCAGCCTTGCTTTCATTAGGTTGCTTGAACCAATCCCGCATATTCACATATAATACAATGTTTCCAGTTTCATTTTACAAACTCATATAACCCTTTTTCTTCACCTACAGGCCTTACCCAAAGTTTAGCACCACGTTTCGAGAATTTACCGGGTATAGTTTTTTCCTTCAAGCCATCTTTAGTTTGCTCAAATATTTTCCTTTCACGGCCACGCTTTGGCACAACCATGCGGCCAGGTAGCCAGCCATCCATATATGGGCACACAATTACAACCCGGTTATTTTTTGGCAGCTGCACAATACGCGCATAAAGCTCCACACCGTTTTCACCATCACGCATAAGCCTGTTATCCTGCTCCTGTTTGCGCACTGGCACCTTTTGGCCATGTCCCATTTCAGGTGGTTCATTTCCCTCTTCATATTTTATTGGTGGCAATACCGAAAGGGATTTTTTATTTCCATCGATGCCGTCAAGTCTGCTCTCTAGTTTACTTTTTTCCTTACTTGCCATTAGTATCCTCCTGTTCCTTGTGTGTGTGTTTCAAAATCTTTCTCATCATAATGCTGTGGATCGTTTGCGATAAAATACCTATCAGGATCTAAAATATCTTTCAGTGCACATCTTTCTGTCATTCCATCCTGCCATTCCCTGTAGAGCATATCGGTTTGGTAAAGATCATCTACTACATACCATTTCGGACAGTTCATTGTGCTCAATGGTTGCTTATCGTTCCAATCCATCAAATCATTGATCATTTGGATACCTGAATTCACCAGCCCACCCTTGCCCGTGAACGAAGCATATAAAATCATTTCTGGCCCTTCGATCAAATCGCCTTCAGCGGGTTGTATCTCTTGCATTTTGTAAATGATGCTTGTGGCCTCATCAACGCTTGGAACTTCCCGGCCACCACCACGCGGATCGATCCATCTGCGATCAATCACTTCAGCGTTTGTCATATCCCATTTGCCCTCTTTATGATCATAGACGGCACCCTCAGCCTCAAGTATTTCTTTTTTATATGTGCGAAAACCCAACCCGGCTGCTGCGCTTTGCGCAACCCCAGCTTTCCAGTTCAATTGCCTTTCATGTGGCTCTGCCCAATCGCCATAATCTCTGAAATTTGGCCACTCCCTATATACAATGTGCCAGTTTTCTGGAGTTATGAAATACCATTTAATAAACCAGGGCTTAGCCTCCGCAGGATCGATTGACATATATCTTGTGCCCCCGGCTTCTGCTATCTCGTTAAAACGATCTCTAGTGATTTTATGGGCATCGCCATATTTAGCAAACGTATTACCCTCAATGTTATCTGCCCAGCCGTACGCTCTTATTTTTATTGTGTTTTCCCTCGCACCAATTAACTCATTTCTTAATTTGTCCCCTGGGTGCCAGGGTGAACATCCAAACGGAAAGAATATTGCAGCTCGTTTTTTCTCTGGATTGCCATGTTTCATCACAAATGGCAGGTGCCCTTTCGGGCATCCTTTATAATGAATGCGGTCCTGGGCTAGCATGTCACAGTGATTCGTGCTTATCACATCCATGCCCGAAATTCCCTCTTTAACAGCTGCCGTTACGCCGCGCTTTGGCGTGAATGTTTTAATAATTTTTAAATCACGCTCTTCACTCAATCTAAAGCGCAAAGTTTGCAAAAGTTCTAATGGATACAACTCTTCAAGCCATATAATATCATAATCTGGTCCCTCAAATATATCATACTCTTGTTTATAATTAAAAAATAAACACATACTAGCATTAGGCAGCACGAATCTATTTTGCGTGAAACCTGTTTGTTTATTATATTTAACATTGGTTAGGGTGCCTTTTCTGCCTAAATCCCTCCATTCAGGTGGCAGATATTTGTAGATTCTGGATTGCTGCCATAGTTGGCTCATTGTTTCAGTTTCACGAAAACACGCCACTACTCTATTATCATTCTGTGATAAATCCTCGCATATATATTTTGCAACCAATTCAGTTTTAGTGCTCCGATTTCCACCGCCTATATGAGTTTCCCTGTTTTCTGCTATTATTTTCCGCGCTTGAGTCCATATCTCTGGCTCAAATCCATACCGCAGCGGATCATGTATGCTTAGATCAATACTTTCCTGCCGATCTCTGAGAACTATATTGAGCTGCTTGGCCGCTTCTTCCTCATCACCGCCGCACGCATTCAGCAGCGTGTGCACTTTTTCTTTTGTAATCAGCGGAAAGCGCGGATCTACTGTGACTGTCTGTTTAATATTCACTATTACTCTAACACATCACGCAGAGTGAATTCATTTATCAGATACCATTTACCAATTTTCTGCATAGGCTCTGCCAGCCTGGCATGCTTTCCGTTAGGGCTTGTGGCTTCCCACGTTGCCTCAAAGATCCTATCAGGATCTTGATCTGTACTTAACAGGATGCGCTTACCTTTCAACATGATTGGAAAGCTCGCCCATTGATTTATTGCTTTTTCGTTATCCATAATATTCAAAATATTCAACCTGCCATTCTGTCATTGCGGCTCTATTGCCCTTCATCAGATGCAACCTATTAAAAATGGGAGTAGAATTAGGATCTATACGGGAAATAATATTTGTTAGATCCTCCCTTTTCCCGAAAGATTTACAGGTATTCATCTGCCTGGGCATTCTGATCATCTGCAAACTCAACGCAGCTGTACCAACTGCAATTGAAACATTTTTTATAAAGTTTCTTCTATTCATGGTTCATCAAAAAGGAGTTTTAACTTTTGAGACATCAACAAACCCGCCAGCCTGCGGGTGTCCACCGCCACCCATGCGCTTGCACATAAAGCCAACATCAACAGTATTTTCTAAACTCCTAAGACTCCACTTGAAGCCTTCACGCTTTGGATCGAAATAGTAAACACCTGCAATTGCACTGCCGTGCTTTGTAAGTAATTCATGACAAATCTCATTTGGCCAAACACTGGAATTAACCGCGTCAACTGCCATGCCATCAATAACGCATAAATGGTGTTTGTTAGCCAAGCGCTCAACAATTTCGATCTGTATCTTGCGCATACCAGATCCGTGAATAATTATCTCCTGAATCCTTTCATCGCTATCCTCACCATTAAACATTCGATTCCATTCAGGGAAGTCTTTGGGCAGTAGGCTTGCTGCCAAATTGAACTCTTTACTATTTGGCAGCTTATGCTGCCAGGTATCGTAATCGCTTATCCAATGGGCCCAAAGCGGAGGATCAAAATCATTATGCCAATAATGCCAGGCCAGAAGCGCAGCACTCTTTTTATCATCAGCATAGAAAGTATAATTTGGGCAGTAATAATTATCTGCCACTTCTAATGTTTCAGGATGATGATCTATCACTAAAATATCAGTAGAAAAATCATTTGGTATGCCTCCATAGAAACAATCTAGGAAAATAAGCCTACAGCCTTTGTGGGTTTCGTTAATCGGTCCACCCGCAGTTACATTGTGTGTAATAGGTTCATACTGCACATCACCATCGCCAAGCTTCATCCACGTTGCAAACGCCGCGCCAAACCCATCCAAATCATCATGATAAAATACTATCGTTTTCATTTTTGACTTTCCTTTTTCTTTTTCCTGTCCTCACCTATTTGTCTGGCTATAGCTATTAACACCAAAGACGCGCCCCACCAAAGTAAGCCCAGCCAAATCGCAATATAGAAACAGCCTACTGAGATTAATAACAATCCCGAATAGAATAACACATCATTCGTATTCATGCTGCCACCTCCACGATTCTATGCATGCCGTCCCTGCTTGTCATTATGCCACGGCCCGTAATCCATTCTATAAATGCCAATAAGTCTCTACTTATAGCAGCGCAATATTGCTCTTCTGTAACCTCAAACTCAAAACAGAAATCACTCAAGTTTTCTTTTGTTATCAAATAATCATCATCACAAATCTCACAATCGAATCCGTAAAAATCCTCTATCTCTTCATGATATGCTTCAATTGTGCCAGTGCCACTACATGCTGGACAAATTACTTCATGCCCCAGCCATTTAACTCGCTCTTGTATTATGTTTAAAAAGCGGTTTCGATAATCTTGTTTATTTAATATTCTCATTTTTTTCCTTTTATTTGATCTGCAATAAATTTCACTTCATTTAGAACAACGCTGACACGTTTGATCGCTCCACTGGCACCTGCAACATCCAGCCATTGATCGGGCACTTTACCAGGCCCAATAGGCTCTTTATCGTGAACTGCCACAACCTGGCCCGTGAATCTTGTACAGCCATCCAGGGAATACATGCATAGGCCAGTTTTTTTAGGTGGTGGCTCATAGAATGAAACTGTTTGGCCCATATATGCTGACTTGGGCGTTGTCATAATTAATATTGTGTCCCATAATTTACTGGCTCATCTTTCTTGTTCCTGCCGCGCTTTTTATCACCCTGCACAAACCCATCCATATCTTTGAAGCGAGTACAAATCGCCTCAAAGCCTACTTTGATATAAAGCTTTGGCCCGTTTTTCATCTTAGCCTGCACAAGTCGCTGCTCATAAATAGCTCTATTCTTTTGCTCATTACCATTACTATCATTATGAGGTCTAGTCACAAAAATTACTCTATCAGCATCTTGCTCAAGTGATCCACTGCCACGCAATGCTTCCAATGTTGGATCAGATGCACCAGCTCTATTCATCTGGCATAATAACAGCATTACACACCTGCCTGATTTCGGCAGTATTTTTGAGCGCCTGCTAATTTTTTCCAGCTGCTCAAGCCTTGTCATTGGTGGCTTGCTTGTGCATTCAACTAAATGGCAATGGTCTATCACGCCTAAATCTATGCGGCCCGTTTTACTCATGACTTCCTTCCACCTGGCCTCAATTGCATATAACTCATAATCATCAGCGAAAATCCATAGTGTTTTTTCACAACAATCACGCAACCATTCCAAGGTTTCATCATATAGCTTAACCTTAGGTCCACCACCAGGCTCATCGATAATTGCTCTCCATCCTTCCTCTTGCGCACGTAAGAGATTAATGCCTGCGTGCTGCGCTGCCATTTGGCTGAGCATGTCCTCTATCTCCGTTTCCAGGCAAAAGCACACGCAGATTTTGCCCTGGCGCAAGTTAGTATAAACGATCTGGCTGGCCAATGCCGTTTTGCCATGCCCCGGCCTTCCTGCAATGATAATCAGATTGTCACGCCTATTCGGGTTGAACGGGTAAAGCCGCTCATCTGCACCTTTAATGCCCCAATAAATCATCCGTTTAGTGTCAATCTCTTCTTTCTGGCCAGCGATCAGCCGCCGCGTAGTTGTTAAAAATTCATCAGCTACATCATAGAGCCTTCTGGCTTCTTCGCTGATCGAAATACCGCTTAGCTCAGTGACTGGCCCTTGCAAAATTTCTGCTAACTCTGGAAATGTATTAATTGGCGCTTGTAATCCTTCCAGCAGCTTTTGGGCTTGGCGCTTTGCGTATCGATGCAAATACATTGTTTCAACTATCTTGAAATAGCTTTCCCAGAATGCATGCGTTTCAATGGTTGAACACATTTGATTAACCAGGAGCGCCGAACCAGATGCATCATTATTTTTTTTCACTAGAAAACGAATTAAGGTAACTTCATCGATTTCCATACCCACTGTATCCATCTCAACCATAGTTTCCCAAACCGTCTGACCCTGCGCTGAATAAAACCACTTTGCCTCAACTCCACGCGCCCGACACGCGCTTAGAACTTCACCAGGCGCAAGCATGCAGGATGTGAGCAATGCGAATTCAGACGCATAACTGAAGCCCGGACCTTGCTTTGACGCAATCATCGGTCCAGATTTAACAACAGCCGCCGCATCATTTTTTTTATTTTCAGAATTCATACATATGGAAAGTAAATCGATTATCCATTTATCTGCTTA